GGATCTACTTTACCAACAGGATTGTCAGGCGTTTTAAATAACGCGTCAACATCTGCCTCTTTAAAGTTTAAGTCACTAAGTTTTTGACTTAAATCGATAGCTCGTTGTTTCTGCTCGTTTTCTTTCTCTATTACTTGCTGTAATGTTACTCTAGCCTTTCCTAATTCTTTATAGCCTGATAAGCTTTCTGTTAGCTTAAGTTTTTCTTGAGCATTTAATGCATTTGAAGAATTAATTTCTGCTAAAGCCTGCTTATTCTTTTCATCAAAATATTTTTTTCGTAAATCATATTCCTTATCTGCTTGTTGTCTTAAGATTTTAAGCTCTTTCTGCTCTTCCCTGACACCTTTTAATCTCGAAGCTAAAGTACTAGCCTCTTCATCTGCAGCTAATCTTTTTAATTTTATTTGCTCTTTTACAGCTTGAGTATTTAATATATAAGCGCCAGTTTCTTTATCTATTGCAAAAACACTCTCACCTAATCTATCACGTAATTGAAGTGTAATTATTTCTAACTCTTCCTTAGACTCTTTAGTTGGGATTACACCATCTGCAGTAAGAATTACAAGGTCTCCAGTAAAAATGTTTTCTGCTAGACCTGATGTAATAGTATATTTGTTTGCTCTTGGGGCATTACCACTCATATGACGGACTACCTTAAAACCATAAGGTGCGTTAGGATTTGCCATAATATTTTCCTTCCGTTAGCGGTTAATCCTCCATGGCAGATAAATTTTCTCTACCACGACTACTGCTAGACTGTCTATCTTGGTAGATAGGCTGTCCAACTTTACGACCTAAAGAATCTAATTCACCAGTAAGGGCTTCATTTTGGTCATTGCTTTTTCCTTTGTAATAATCCTTCATCGCTTGATGTTTTTCTTTTGGCATTTCACATAAAAGCATTCCCTCAATACCTATACAACCTGCCCATTGACCATGGTTGATAGTTGGAAATTTTTGGTCTTTTACTGTACTAGATTTTCTCGGCTCCCAACCTTCTCGCATACGTTTGTATACGTTGTCTGGAGTTTCCTTACCCTGAATCGTGGTACTTACCCATCGTTGAACCATGCCCGGTCGTGCTTCTGGTGCATCCAACAATGCTGGTGGAGTCCAATTTGTTTGAGGTCTACTTTCCCCATCTCTAACTGATACTCTCAAATCTTCGTTTCTTACATTTCTATTTATAGACATTAGCTATTTCTCCCTTTTAATGTTGAGATTTCCTTAGCATATTTTTTTAATGCGTCTGGGTCTGTAATACCTAATTCTCTAGCCATAGCAAGTTCCTGCGAAGACATAGTTAATCGTTTTCCTTTATAACCAGAGCCACCTGTAGTTGGTGCAACTGTTTGTCTACTTTTTGCTTTTGGTTGTTCAGAAACGACTTCATCTTGTGATATTAACTCGGGAAATCTTTTTTGTAAACGATTATTTAGTTCTTGATAATATGTTGGAGAATTTTTATCAAAACCCTCTATATCTAATTGAACATCTATTGCTCTTGCTAAAGCTGTTTCTTGGTCAAATCCTTTTGCATTAAACCAATTATTTTTTTGCCACCAATCTTGTGCAAGTGCAGGTGCAGGGTTTTGTTGTACATAATTAGCTTTATCTACTGTTGGTGATACATTTTGTGCTTTGTTTTGTTTTTCTATTCTTTGTAAAGCTAAACTTGTTTTTAAATCAACTAATTCTTCATTAAATTTAACTTGTGCTTCTGTATCGCCTTCTTCAATTGCTTTTGCAAGAGCTTTTTTAGTTAAATTATAATGTTCTGCAAGTTGATTTTGCCCTGCTTTTTCATTATTCTGTTCAATTTTTGCTAATCTTTGTGATACAGATTGCAATTCATTTTGCAGATTATTTGCTCTTTCTTCAGCTTCATTTTTATCGGCAAGTATTTTTTTTATTCTTTTTTGTACACTTGCACTATATTTTGCATCTTCAATTTTTTTCTTTTCTTTTTTATCTTCTTCTTCTTTTACATTAGATTTTTCAACTTCATCTGTAATTTCTAATTCTATTTCATTATTTTTATTTTTTGTTTCTTCAATAGCTTCATTTATTTCAGCATTAACTTTATCTAATGCTTCATTTTGTTCAACATTTTCCATATTTATCTCCTAATTATATGTATGCAGTTACTTCAACTTCATCTGGTAATATTGCAGTTATTTCATCATCATTAAGAAGTAAAAATCTTACATTATTAACAACAATTTTTTGCCCTGCATATTTGCCATAAGTTACTTTATCGCCAATTTGTGGAATAATTTCTTGTTTCCACTTAGCACCTGTTTCTCTTTCTCTATAGGCAAGTTCGCCAAGAGCCATAACAGTGCCATGAGCAGTTAGAATTTGCTCATTTTCTTTAACTTTGTCTGGCAAAAGTATGCCACCTTTTGTTTCTGCTTTGATATCATTAGGTTGTATTAAAACTTTCCAATTCATTGGTCTTGGAAGTTGGTGAGTACCAATAGATGCCTTTGTAACACTATCAGTAATAATTGCGTGTTGATGACTCACGATTACATCTCCTTATCTATTTTTTTTAATGTCTCGTCAATGATTTCAGATGATTGTTCCAATCCTTCTGCAACACCAACGGCTTTTTGATATTGAATGTGGTCAGACATTCTGCCTAAAACCATGTCATTCGCTATCTGTTGTTTTCTCTCCTGTAGGTTCTTCTTTATCTGATTTAACAGGTCTATTGTGTTCATTTATTTCAGCCTCCCCAGACATAGAAACACCTGTTACATTAACTGTAACATCTTTTCTTTCTTTATGCTCTGCCATAACTTTTCTTGCCTTTTTTCTTCATTGGCTTTTTTTTCATAGCAGTTTTTGTTGTTTTGTTCATGCCTTTTTTCTTTTTACCATGATACATTTTCTTTCCTCCTTTCAAAAGTTTAGAAAATAATGTTCTGTTTAACATAATTAAATGTAACACTTAATTAAATTAATTAAAGTATTATTTAAAAAAAAACACTTTTTGTGTTGACATATCATAATAAATAATGTTATTATATATTTATAAATATAAAATGTATAAACATAAATAAGGGAGAAAACAAAATGCAGACTACATTAAATACAAATATAACAGGTAAGGGTAATTATAGAGATTATGTTAATAAAGCTCCACACCCTACAAATTCATATTTTAATTTTGAAAGACAATCTTCAAAAAAACATATGTTTGGTTGGAATACAGATGTTCCTGCTTGGAATATACAATTTACATTAGATGGTTATAATTATAAGACTGTCGGTGTTATAACTGTCTTTTCAGATGGTGTTATGGGTTCTTTAGATGATACAACAAATTCTTTAATGAATGTATCTGGTAAAGACCCTTTTGAGTTATTTGTTGAATTAGTAAATAAAGCTAATTTTGATAAATTAGAAGATAAATTTAGTGTTAAATATTAATAGGGAGAAAACAAATGAAAGATAAAATTACAAAATCAGAAGCAAAGAAACTCTGTGAGCAACAGGGTTTCACTCTTGATGTGTTAAATCAAATGTTTGATGTTACACGAGAACCTAGAAAATATACATTTACAGTAGAAAATGAAAGACAATTTGCCATCAAGGTTCTAAATCCAATTTCAAATTTAAATCAAAGAGAAAGGGAAAGAGTATTGCAAAGAGCAATAAAAATGAATAGGATTTAATTGTACATATAAATTGTACATTTACGCATCCTCCCTTGAAAGCTCCTGCTATTTATTTAGTAGGAGTTTTTATGTTTTCAATTGGTGTTATTTTATTTTTCAAAGATTTTAAAAAATTACGAACAGGTCTTATTGCAACTGCAGTAAATGGAACACCTTCTGCAACACCTAATTGCATATCTAATAATGGCAATCCCAATTTAGCAATCCCTTGACCTTTGTTAGTAATTAAATCAGCAATTGTCATTCCTGCTATTGTTGGACCTTTTGTCATTGCTAATGTATAAAACATTTTTCTTTCTGTTTCATCTGGTATTAATTTTTCTAATTCTCTTTTGCCTTCTTGTCCTGCAAATAAAGTACCCAATGTTGTAAAATCTAATAAACCCATTTCTTCTTCTGTTCCAGAAAATGATTGTGCGATATCTTGATTTGTTTTTTCACCTTTTCTTACAGATGGGTCCATCACACCAAAACCCTGCAAATAATCAAATACATTTGTTAATGTATCTTCCGTTCCTTTTCTAAATGTTTTATCATCTTCCATTAAAATCTCTTTTCAAATGTAATATTTGCACCAGTTGGTTTTGATATATCATCTTCAAATCTTGTGTCTAATCTTACAGATGATGTGTCATCAATAGGTAAACCTAAATAAGCTCTCATTTGTCTTAAAGACAATCCAGAACCAAATTTTTGTGATGCAGGTGCTCCCATTTTTTGTAAATCTTGAGGAAAATTAGTTTCTCCCTCAACAAAAAAAGGTGAAATGCCTCCACCAAATTGAACACCAGATGGTGTTTCAAAATCTAAATCTATATTACCCATAATCAAATCAGTTTCAGTTGTTATTGGATTTGGTGATATTGGTATAAAATCTCTTTGTTTAAGCTTTTTACCTTCTATTTCTATTCTTGGTATTTTCATATTTAAACTTTTAAGAAATTCATTTACATTCATTATACTTGTCCTGCTGATAATGTTTTTGCTAATATTTTAAGTGTTTCATTAAATGATTTGTCAAGTTTTTTTGCTAATTGAGCAAATTTTTTTGGACTTACATCATCACTTGTTATTTTTCTTCTTTCTAAATATTTTTTAGCGGCTCTAATTTCTGCATTTGCCACTTTTTTTATAGCTGTTTTTGCCATATTTACTCCTTTGGAAAATAACCAAATTCATTTAGGTCATTGCCATCTGAAAACAAATCTTTAACTTTTACTTTCATTGATAATACTTTTCCAGATTGTTGTCCATCTATACCATATCCACTTTGACCATGCATTTCTGCATAACTTCTACTTAAAGTTACAAAATCTCCATGATTTATTGTATTTATATTATCATCATCAGGCACTGCTCTAAATATAGTTACCTCTGCTTCTGGGTCTCCTTTTACATTCTGGATGATTTCAAAACTCTCTCTATCAAATATGTTATTAGGATTACCATAATATCTTAATCCTTCTGGCGAATAAATGTCATCTGGAAAAACTTCTCCACCTTTTGTCA